ATGAAAAAGAATATTCGGTTGAAAAGCAGTATACTAGCTCTTGTAGCTGGTTTTAGCGTTATTGCAACACAAGCTGTTTTAGCAGATGAATTAGCTGTCCAAATTATGGGAGTTAATGATTTCCATGGTGCGCTTGATATGACGGGGACAGCGCGATTGGAAGGGGAAACAGTTCGTAATGCAGGAACTGCCGCTTTACTTGATGCTTACATGGATGATTCACAAGCAGAATTTGAAGAAACAGCAGCAGAAACAGAGACACCTGCAGAGTCTATCCGTGTTCAAGCTGGGGATATGGTTGGTGCAAGTCCATCGAATTCTGGACTTTTGCAAGATGAACCAACTGTAAAAGTCTTTAATAAAATGGATGTTGAATACGGAACTTTGGGGAACCATGAGTTTGATGAGGGACTTGATGAGTATAACCGTATCATGACTGGTGAAGCTCCAAAAAAAGGTCAGTTTAATGAGATTGTAGATAATTATACTCGTGAAGCTGCTAAACAGGAGATTGTTATTGCTAACGTTATTGACAAAGAAACAGGTGAAATTCCGTATGGTTGGAAGCCCTACGCTATTAAGACTATTCCCGTGAATGATAAAGAAGCTAAGATTGGCTTTATTGGTGTAGTTACGACAGAAATTCCTAATCTTGTTTTGAAGAAAAACTATGAGCAGTACACTTTTTTGAATGAGGCAGAGACGATTGCTAAATATGCGCGTGAATTAGCTGAAAAAGGTGTAAATGCGATAGTTGTACTGGCTCACGTTCCGGCTACAAGCAAGGATGGTGTGGCTGCTGGTGAAGCTGCAGATATGATTGCTAAGCTAAATGAAATCTATCCTGAACACTCAGTTGACCTTGTATTTGCTGGCCATAACCATGTCTATACAAACGGTACAACGGGCAAAACCTTGATTGTTCAAGCTACCTCACAAGGTAAGGCTTACGCAGATGTTAGGGCTGTTTATGATACAGATATTGCCGACTTTAAAGCTGTTCCGACTGCGAAAATTATTGCAGTAGCACCAGGGCAGAAAACACCAAGTCCGGAAATTCAGGCAATTGTAGATGAGGCAAATACCATTGTTAAAAAAGTAACTGAGCAAAAAATTGCTACAGCTAGTCAAGCGACAGATATTTCACGCGAAGTGAATGAATTTAAAGAAAGTGCTGTAGGTAATCTAGTAACATCGGCTCAATTAGCTATCGCTAAGAAATCGGGTTATGATGTTGACTTTGCAATGACAAACGATGGCGGGATTCGGGCAGATTTGAAGGTCCAAGAAGATGGAACAGTTACTTGGGGAGCAGCACAAGCTGTTCAACCATTTGGGAATATCCTACAAGTCGTTCAAATGACAGGTGAGCAGATTTATACAGCCTTAAATCAACAATATGATGAAGGTGAAAAATATTTCCTTCAAATGTCTGGAATTAAATATATCTACACGAAGGCTGACAATCCAACGGAAGAAAATCCTTATAAGGTTGTTAAAGCCTTCAAAGAAGATGGGACGGAGATTGTTCCGACAGAAACCTATACACTTGTCATCAACGACTTCTTATTTGGTGGTGGGGATGGCTTCTCGATTTTCAAAGAAGCTAAACTGATTGGTGCTATCAATCCAGATACAGAAGTATTTGTGGAGTACTTGACTGATTTAGAAAAAGCAGGTCAAACCATTAGTGCAACAATTCCAGGTAGAAAAGCATTTGTAGAGAAGTACGTAGAAGAACCAAAAGCAGAAGAAAAAGAAGATAATGCTGGGACAACTACTGATGTGAAAACACCTGAGAAAGCAAATGACGGTGGCGATAGTGTAACAAATCAGAAAGCAACCGAGCAACCGGCACCATCTGGAAGTATGGCTCCTATTTCAAATAAGAAAACTGAAAAAGCATCAGGAAATCAAACACTTCCAAATACCGGTCAAGAAGCCCTAGGCTCACTTCTTATTAGCTTGGGTGGCTTAGTTTCACTCGGAATGGCTGTCTCAGTGAGACGTAAGGAAGGGGAGTAGGAATCAAGCATAAAAACGACAAACTTTCGAAGTACATTTTAGAATTACTTCTTTTAGAGACTATTATGAGAGAAATACATAAAAACAATTGTGTTTCATCTTAGAGTAGGTTCTGCTTTTTGTAAAGATTTGAAAAAACTTATATAACCTTGCTCTTGCAATCTGCTCTCTTCTGGGGTACAATAGAGAAGCAGACTTCCCTTAGTTAAATGGATATAACAAATTCCTCCTAAGAATTAGTTGCAGGTTCGATTCCTGCAGGGGAGATGAAAATACGACAAAAACCCTTGATACACAAGGGTTTTTAACTTTCTTGCCCCAAATTAGCCCCAAATTTTTCCATTAAATTTCTGACTTTGTCGAATGATTCTTCTTGTTTAGCCTTGAATAAGTGCGAATATGTTTTCAATGTTTCGGTTGCATCCTTATGCCCTACTAACTTGGCAATGGTCACAACGTCCACATCATGATAGATCAGCCAGCTAACGTAAGTATGACGTAAGCCGTGTACATTAAATGTTTGGCGTGTCTTTTTCTTTAAAATTTTATTTTCGCCAGTCCCGGTCAATTTGGTAAACAATCTTTTATCTGGATTGTCTATATATCCAACTTTCATGTACTCGTCGTATGCTTTTAACCACTCACTATCAAATGGCACATCTCGTTCTGATTGCGGGTTCTTAGTCGGTCCCCAACCTTTCTTCTTTCCATAAACCTTGTAAGTCCTGCGGATTCGTAAACACATATTTTCGCGGTCAACGATAGGCTCTGCAATGCCTGCTGCTTCCGAAAATCGCAGACCCGTCTTTCCAATTGTGTACAGGAAGAAGTGGGACTGGTACTTGATTGTCTTTCGATAATCTGTGATTAATTGTTCATACTCATCAAGTTCCAGGTACTTATCCTCCTCTTTCTTGGATTCGACATCAGAGAAAATCTTGACAATTTCGGTAAAATCTTTTTTTAAAATCCCTTGATGGATAGCAACTTTAATTGATGCCCTTATGTGCGAATTGAACCTTTTGACACTATCTTTCACATAACATTTTGCCAATTCGTTTATAATGTTTTGATATGAAGTAGCGTTTATTTTTGAAAGTTTCGTTTCGTGGAAATATCTAGTAATTAGCTTAAGGGTGTATTCATACTTGCCAAACGTTTCTGGTCCGACATGAGGCTTCTTATGGACAAGCATCCATTTCTCAAAGTACTCAGCAAGGGTGATGTTCTTATCTTCCACAATGCCACTAGACAGCTCTATTTCAGCTTGGTATGCAGCCTGAACAGCTTCAGACTTAGTCCTAAACCCAGACTTGGATTTCTGCTTATATGAGCCGTCTGGAGCTTTATATGAGATACGGTATTCCCAACCGTTATCCCTTTTCCTAAAATATGCCATTGATTTACCCTTTCTAATTTGATATAATGGGTATAGTAAAAAAGGTATTCGAATACCACTTACTATCCAATTATTTTTTCTCCTCACGCTCTGAGTCGCCAAACTTTGAGAGCGTGGGGAGTTTTTTTATTTGTTATTCAGAACTTAATTTTATGCTTTCATAATACTGTTCCGCAACTGCTAAATCAGTAAAATGTACGGTATTGTTATATTCTTTATGAACAAGCTCTTTGATTTCTTGCAAGTCAACTTTAAAGAACTCTTTACGTGGATTGACTTTATTTACTTCTTTATCTCTGAAATAATTGTGAAGCGTATTCTCTAGAGCAGGAGCATCCTCGCTAAAGATTAGAGCGTGAACATCAAATGGAAATGGAACAGAAGCACTACTTAATTCATTGATACGGTCCATCGGTTCTAATCTTCTTGTCATACCTATTTTGTAGACATTTTGACCGAATGACCCTATATTGGAAATGATATAAACAAATCCAGCTCTTGTGTTACTTTCACGCTTGAGAACGTCTTCTTTATCTTTTTCAAGCTCCTTAATTTTGTCCTCAAGCTCTTTAATTTTATCAGCGTATATATTTTGTTCGACCTCGTTGTTAGCGCTGTTAAGATACTTCAATAGTTTAGACATCTCGTTTTGGAACTGTCTTTCTTCTTTTTCCAACTTAGCTTTCGCTTGTTGGATTTCTTTTTCGACTTTCTGTTGCTCGCGTATTTCTTCTTTTTGAGCTTTCAATAATTCACGCTCGACCTCAAGTTGTTTTTGATATTTATACATGACATCTAGTTGCTTTAACTTTAGCGTGAGAAGTTCATGACTGATTTTTACTCCGTCAACTGCAAATAGTGCATTTAGATTTTCAAATGATTTTGCTAATTTATTACGATAGCTATCTACATTTTTTGCTGTAATGTTAGATACATAGTAGTCCGATTCAGCATTGAATGCACGGAGAAGTTGTCTAGATTGTTTGTTAAGATTAGCTTTCGTTGTTTGTATTCCAAGATTATTTATTGCAACATCAGCTTTTATTAGTTCTTTTTCTTTTAATTGAATTAAAGATAATTCATTTTTGATTTCGTTAGCTGTTATATTGTCTGTGAAATCTACCGTTGTTTCTTTAAAAAGTAATGCATCGGCTTTTTCTGATAAATAAAGCTCAGCCTCTTTTTTAGCTATTTCTAGTTTATCAATCTCTTCTTTGAGATTATTCTTTTTCGATTCCACTCCTGCGACAATTGTATTAGCCATATCAATGGAGTCTTTAGCTTCTTTTTTAGCATTGTTTATTAGATTATCAGCTTCTTCCTTTGCAGTTTTTAGTATGTTATCAGCTTGTTCATTCGCTAAAAGAATTTCGTTCCATCTGACTTGTTGGTCGGGAGAGAGATTGGGATATTTTTTATTCCTAATCAAGAACAATCCTATTAAGAGGATTAACGACGATAAGTAAGTTGGGATAGATAATATAAGTAGTATCAAGAAAAACCAACCTCTTAAATAAAAGGGCAAAGTGTTGGCGTTGTTCTTCATTGGATGTTCTCCTTATTATAAATGTTTTCCAGTTAGGGTGCGAAATTCTTCAATAACCATGCTTTCATCGGTCATGGTTTTTAAGCCATGTCGTTCCATAAAACGAACATAGTTAAAGTCGTTATAATCGTCTAACATCGACAATTCATCTTTCAGCAAATGATGAATCATATTCCTGTTTGCTTGAAGTTCGCACAGCTCTCTATGTAATTGGTATTGGTAGGGTGTATGGTTTTTATGACCAAGTTCGTGATAGAGTAGCTTATCTCGTTCGATACCATCTACATACGTGTCTATTCCAACAAGATTAGCACGTTTGTTGAAGAAGGCTTTTTTATCTCTTTCTCTACCATCAAAGAATAAAATATCAATACCTTGCTGTACGCAAAGGTCTAATGCGGTCATTTTACTATTCCTTATATTTGTTCTTAAAGTGCTGTTCCATGATATATGAGAAAAACTCTATATCGTCTTCGTCAAACGGCTTGCCGTCATAAGACATTGACTCGGCTGCTAGCTCTTTGAAATCTATTTTATCAATTTCGTCATCAGTTTTAGCAACTCTTGGATTATCAGTCCGACCAAGTAAGTAATCAGTAGATACGTTGAAGTAGTCGGCTATTAACTGTAGCCTCTCAGCTGAAGGCTTTTTGTTTTTCATGGTATAAATAGAATTTCGACTTAACCCCAATCTTTCTTCTAGACCACCTAGCGTAACACCTCTAGATTTAGCTAATTCTTTTATTCTTTCGAACGTTGAGAACATTGATTTAACAACCTTTCTAAGCATTACGAAAAAAATTCTAGAAAAAAGTTTGTAAAAATAGTTGACAGTATACAAACTTTAGTATAGAATATAATTTGTAAAGCGAATAATAAAGCGAAACAAAAAACGAAGATAAAACTAAAAAAATAAAACTTTGGCGAGTTGAATTATAGTGTTATCGGTTAATTTGTTCGGTGTTTTTCTTATATCTTGATTTTAGACTATAGTTTGTAAAAAGTCAAGTGGAATCTATAAAATTTCGCAAAAACTTTCGCTTTACTTTCTAACTAATAAAGAGAAAGGAGAAGTTTATGAGTCAACAACATCAAAAATGGATAGAACTGGTGGAAAAACGATTGGCTGAAAAAGGCTGGACAAAAGCTGATTTGACACAAGCTGTCGGATTACGTAGTCAAGGCACAATCACAGATTTGTTGACCAAAGGGAAAGGGAGTGCTGATTTGAAATTGCGTGTTTCAAAATTATTGGGCATCCGTGAGCCGTGGGAAAAATTTGAAGAATAATAAATATTGAAAGGAGCATTATGCACGAAATTATTAACGTAAATCTAAACGACAACCATGAGCCTGTTGTGTCTGGTCGGCAGTTACATGAGGCTTTGGGGGTCAAAACACCATACTCTATGTGGTTTGACCGAATGGTTGAGTATGGCTTTACAGAAAATCAAGATTTTTTGCTTAACAATTTTGTGAAGCAAACAGGTCGCGGAGGTCACAACAAGGTTGACCACATTATCAAGCTGGACATGGCCAAGGAAATTGCTATGATCCAACGAACCGAGCGAGGCAAGCAGGTACGGCAGTACTTTATCCAAATAGAAAAGGACTTCAACAGTCCAGAGAAGATTATGGCACGAGCTCTGCTATTGGCCGACAAGAAGGTGCATCAGCTGGAAGCACAGATTGAGGCGGACAAGCCCAAGGTGTTGTTTGCTAATGCGGTCGAGGCTAGCGCTACATCTATCTTGATTGGGGACTTTGCCAAGATTTTGCGTCAGAACGGCTACAACATTGGCCAGAATCGCTTGTTTGAGTGGTTGCGGAACAATGGTTTTCTCATTCGGAAACGTGGAGAGAGCTACAATATGCCGACCCAGAGGTCTATGGATATGAGCTTGTTTGAGGTCAAGGAGCGGACACATAACGAGCCTAATGGCAGCATTCGGATCAGCAAGACGACCAAGATGACGGGTAAGGGTCAGACTTACTTCATCAACAAGTTTTTGAACGAAGAAATGCAAAAAGCCTGACGGCAATCAGGCTCTTACTAAAAAAATCACCTAAATTATATCAAAGAAAGCGAGGTTTGACAAGATGGATGACATCGCTGAAAGCCTCATATCACGCTTTATCAGTCAACTAAAAGTTAGGTTGGTAGAGGTATTCGAGGTATTTAACTTGGAACTAGCAATGCCTTTGTTGCTTAACAGTAAACAATGCAAGAAGTTGCTAGGTATTGCAAATGAGACGGAATTCCAGAGGGTATCACACCTAAAGGATTTTCCAAGGATTGAAAAGAAAGGGTCGCACCCACGATTTCCACGGGATGCCGTGGTTGAGTGGATGCGTGTAAATTGGAAGTTGATATGACAGAGGCGATATTTACATTGGGAATTTTCGCTGTGCCGATTTTGACGGCGGCAGTTGTGGAACAGCGGAAGGCTGAGAAAAAGCGAATGCGTGAAGAATTCGAAGAAATTCGGCGCAGAGATTACCTGTACGGCTTTAAAGCAGGCATGGGGTATCAGAGTACCTGCGACACCGAAAAAGCTCGTAACGGGCTAAAACGGAACGCTCAGCAAGTGGATAAGGAGTGGAAAAGATATGCAGAAATGGTTGGATAAACTTTTCAAACAAGAAAAACCTGCTATTCCACGTCCACTCTATTCACTAGAGCAGGAAAACCAACTATTGCATGACATGGTCCGTGAAATCGCTGAACAACGAAATGAATACCGTATCGAAAATCAGCGGTTAAGGGATGAGAATGCTATGTTGAAACGTGAGTTGGAGAGCGCAACATGACGAAAGAATCGAAAATAGAACTCTTGCTGAAATCATTTGAGAACTATCGAAAGACAAGAGATGTAGAGCATTTGAACGATGTAGAAAGGATTTTGGAATATGACGAACATGATAGCGATTGATAACGCGCTTCAGCGAGGAATTGTTGGAGTTTAGGAGGAATGGTTATGGCTTATGCAACACCTTGTCAGGAATATCCATAAAAACTATACGCAGTTGAATAATCATTCTGCTCAAAACAGCGAACTCAGTTTACAAGCTAAAGGGTTATTATTTGTGTTGATGTCAAACAAAGACACCTGGAAACCTTACATCGATGAACTTTCTAAACGTTCGAAGAATGGGCGTGATGCCCATAGAACAGCATATGATGAATTAAAAGATGCAGGGTATATCCGGATATATCAAAAAAGTCTTGGTCGTAGAAAAGGTGTTCAGAATCTTCCTTTAGTTTCCGACATCCCTATCACAGATAGCTATTGGGAGTATTGGAAAGAAAAGGTCGATGACGAGTTATCCACAAGTGAATCGTCAGAGTGATTTTTACAACTTACTGACTTTACGGAAGTTGAATAGTTCAAAAGTTGAACTTTACGGAAGTTGAATAGTTCAAAAGTTGAAGAATCCGACACTAATAATAACTAAATAATAATAATCACTAACTTAATAATAATCTAGGGGCTATCGCCCACTAATAAACAATAAGAGGCTAAAGCCTCTAACCAACTTAAAAACAAACTAATCGTTATATATAAATAATATATATAGGGATTTACAGAAGTTATCCACAGGAGGAAATCAAAATGACAAAAAATATGAACTTGTCCTAGACGATACAATCAGCTTTTGGGGTTGGAAATTATTTCGCATCCGTGCCTTGATTAGCTTTGGTAGCGTTGAGGTGGGGGATTTAGGCGGATATATCGAAAAAGAGGAAAATTTAAGCCATGATGGCAATGCTTGGGTATCGGAGCTAGGCGACATTATTGTTTTTAAAAATCACTGGTCAAGCGGTCGTCACTTTACTTATACAAAATCCAACAAAATGTGGAAAGTCGGCTGTTTCTACGGTACAGGTCAAGAGTTGATTGAAAAAGCATACCGCGATAGTGAGAAATCAGGCAATCATTATAAGGCTTACGTTGATTTTGTAGAAAATCTAGAGAAGTTAGGTGATTAATGAGTAAATTTAAATACACAATCCGCTGTAAGGACTGTCAACGTTACAGCACAGCAACAGACGAGGATGGTTGCGAGTTAAACTGTCCGAAATGCATGTCCGAGCGTCTGATCGTTATCTACAAGGATGCTGCGCCTGAACCAGAAGACGAAGATAGAGCATGCGACGAATGGAAGGATAATATAGCGATGGGCTATGAGGTTTAGTTTATGAGCTATTATCGTGAACAATATGAATTGAGCAGGGAAATGGCCAGAGAACGACTAGAAACCTGCGAGCTATTGGGCGAGATTATCAACGAACAACAGGACTTGATACTTGCCTTGAAACGAGAAAACAGACGCTTAGAGCGTGAGAACTGGAATTTAAAACAGACGAAAAGGAGAAAGAAATGAGTAATCTTGCAGTTATTCAAAAAGATATTACAGATACCGTGAATGCGAAAGTGTCGCAGATGCAGAACGAAGGCTTGGTAGTAGCACCAAACTACGCACCGGCAAACGCTTTGAAGTCAGCATTTTTTGCTATGACCAACAGCCCAAGCGGGAACTTGCTCGAAAAGTGTTCGAAAGAAAGTATTGCCAATGCCTTGCTTGACATGGTTGTTCAAGGGCTAAGTCCAGCAAAGACCCAATGCTACTTCATCCCATATGGGAGTACATTAAAAATGACACGGTCCTACTTTGGGACTATGAAGGTTGTCAAACAACTGTCCAACGTGAAAGATATTTGGGCAGAAGTGGTTTTTGAAGGGGATGTGCTTAAAATTCGCAATGATAATGGGCGCAAGGTTCTTGAAAGCCACGAAACAGATTGGACCAACCAAGATAATGCAATTATCGGCGCTTACTGCATCATTGAAAAAGTGGACGGTGAGCGAATTTTGACAGTCATGACCAAGAAAGAGATTGATCGCAGCTGGCAACAGTCGAAAAACAAATCTGTCCAAAATGCCTTCCCTCAAGAAATGGCAAAACGTACTGTTATCAATCGTGCAGCTAAGCAATTCTTCAATACGTCGGACGATAGTGACATCTTGATTGAAGCTGTTAATCGGACAACTGAAAATGAATTTGATGACAATCGCCAAATCAAAGAAGCAGAGCCAGTTCAATCAGCTGGGCAGGATATCCTGGATAAGATGACCGGAAAGACTGTCGCTGAAGAACCTGCAGAAGATGCAACTATTTCCGAAGTTGAAACTGTTGAAGAAGCAGGAGTGGATATTTCCAAAATGGAAACAACCGAGCAGGTCATTGATGCTGAAACCGGCGAAATCTTAGATGAGGAGGAACCGTTCTAATGTCTGAAGAACTATCTCTATTTGACAATCTGGAAAGTATGGCGCCAATTCCGACTGCGACAGTATTAGATTTTGACTTCGAATTCACACCAGCCCAAATCACTATCGTGGGCAAGGATTTCTTGGAGCAGGCACTTACTGGATACGTCGAAAAATACAAGAACTACATCGTCACGGCAGAAACGTTTGAAGACGATGCTAAGGTCCGAGCTGAGTTAAATACACTGCAGAAGAAGGTCAAGTCAGCTGTTAAAGAGAAACTGGCAGATTACAACAAGCCCATCGACGAAGTCAAGGCTTGGGTGGACGGCTTGTTGGAACCTATTGTCAAAATCAGCAAGTCGATTGACGAAGGTGTGAAGGCGTTTGAAGAGCAGGAACGACTTAAACGCGCCAAAACCATTGAGGAACTATTCCAGAAAGCTATTGCAAGCACAGGAAAAGACATTGACATCCGTTTGTTCAGCAAGTATTTCGATGAGTTTTCTAAAAAAACGTGCTTTATGGCTGACAATATTCGCCCTAATAAAGCCACTGTCAATATGGTCACTAGCTTGGTAGAGGAAGAAGTTACCAAGAGAGAAGAATATGAATCAGCACTAATCAAAATTACTGAAGCAGCTGCCAAAGCAGACTTTGGTCCAGCTCCTTACGTACGTAATTTTGAAAAAGGAGCAAGCCTGGCTGATATCTTACAAGCCATTGCTGATGATAAAGCCTTGGCAGATAAGACCCGTGAGGAGGTTAAGCGCAAGCAACAACTGGCGAAACGGATTGAAGAGATGACTGCTATTGCAGAAAGCAAGGGACTAGATCCGAAAAAGTATGCTGATATGCTCGAATCAGGGGTATCTGCACTAGCCGTCCATGAAGAACTTGTCAATGACGCAAGAAAATGGCAAGAAGAGCAGGAATTCCTAGCTCAACAAGGAGCTGTTTGCGGAAATACTCAAAATCGCCCGAATTCTGACGAAATTCAACGAGAAAATATGTCCGAGGGTAAAATATACCTACGAACAGAAAAACGCGTCAGAGGACAAAATAAAGCAGAATAAGAAGGTGGTCAAATGGCAAGGTGATTTCAGAATTACTTTCCCAGACGGAGAGACTGCAAAGTTATTCGGTGGTAAGGGCGGTTTGTATGAACAGCATGGGATAGTTGTTGAGAAATTAGGAGAATGGGTAAAAATCAATGACTAAACTAACCGAAGAAAATTATTACCAAGACCGTCAATGGTTGTCTAATTCTCGCTTTAAGGCTTATATGGACTGCGAAGCGAAAGCTAAGGCCATTGATGATAAGGAGTGGACAGATAATCGTGACGACACGGCTTTGCTTGTTGGAAATTATGTCCATACCTACTTTGAATCCGAAGAAGCTCATGCTAAGTTTGTTGACGCCAACAAAACTAGGATGATTTCAAGCCGTGGAGCGACTAAGGGCGAGCTGAAGAAAGAGTTCCAAGTCGCCCAGAACATGATAGATGCTCTGAAAGATGACGAGAAATTCTTGGGACTTTACCATGGTGCTCCAGGCGACGATGTCCGCAAGGAAATGATTTTAGAAGGCGAAATCTTCGGCATCAAGGTCAAGGGTAAGGTGGATAGTATCAACTTGACTGAAGGCTATTTTGTGGATCTGAAAACTATGAAGACCATCCGCGGTCTTGAATGGTCCGATGTGGAACGAAAGAAAATACATGGAGCTGCTGCTAACATTTTAGGTTTTCGCTACGATGTCCAGCTGGGGCTGTATCAGGAATTGTTGCGACAAATGGGCTATCCAAATTTCGTTCCGTTCGTCGTCGCAGTCAGTAAGGAAGACGTGTCTGACAAAGCCGTTATCACACTTTCGCAGTATCGCTTGGATGAAGGCCTGCAATTCTTCGAAAATAACGTTGAGCGTGTTGCAGGTATTATTGCAGGCGAAATCAAGCCGAAAGATTGCGGGAATTGTGACTATTGTCGCAGTAAGCGAACCCTGGACCGTGTCATCAATTTAGACGATTTGATTGCGGGGATATTTTGATTGAGGAGAAAAAATGTTTAAAGTTAAGGTTAGATTTAATGATGGTTCATCACTTGACTATACTAGCAAAGACGAGGCAGAAGAAAACAAAATCAGATACAGTTTGGATAACAATGTACCATTGGCAATCGTAGAAAGTAATAGAACGATAATGATTGTCCCTCAAAATATTATTTTTGTAGATGTAACCAAAGTAGAAAAATAGCAAGAAACTGAAATGACAATCTTTTGTACCTAGGAACACAGATAACGTGCTGGGAACCACGATAAAAGCAACCTAGAAAGCGTCAACTCACAGTCATTTTGGACGAATAGACAGTGAGAATTTCGTAGGGCCTGGTGTTATATTAGCTTTCACTCACAACCAGGCCTATTTTTTAGGACTAGATTATGAACGAATTAAAAGAAAAAGCACTAGCAAAGATGTTGGACGAAATGAACAAGGAACGCAGCCCATCAGAGGACCATGTCCATAATTGGCTGTGTGAGCAGGAAGATGACGATGGTTATTCATATTGCCCGTATTGCGGATATGCAAACGAATTGGGAGAAGAGGATTACGAGGAAACCTATGAAAATGAGACAGAATGTGGTAGCTGTCAAGAAATATATCTTGAATCTATAGAGATTATAGTGACTAGATATACTGTGACACAGAGACTTGAGGACAAAACCAAAGCACAACAAGCTGCTGATGAGCTAGGATGGATTGTGAAAGAGGTGGAGTGATGGATTTAACACTAAACAGCAAAATCGCTGATTTAATATTAGCCATCGGAGAAATCGTTAAGGAGTCTGATGGAAAGACCTCAACTGTGGAATTAAAAATCCCTGAACAATCGTTTTACTTAGAAATTACGATTAAGTCGAAGGAGGCAGAAAATGATACCGAAAATTGAGACCTGTGAAGAATGTGGGTGCAAGTGCAAAGAGGGCACATTGGACTATGGCAGTATCTTTCAGACAGGTTATTGTGGCGATTGTTTGGTTGAACGTGTAGAAAGAGGAGAAGAATGGTAGTACCGAAATTTAGGGCGTGGGATACTTTTGACGAAGATATGGTTAATGATATTTTCTTTTCATGGCAAGATTGTGGATATGACAGTCTTAATGAATGTCTATCTGATGAACGTTGGAAATTCATGCAATTCACAGGGCTGGTTGATAAAAACGGCAAGGAGATTTGGGAAGGGGATGTGGTGCTAGAAAATGGATGGAGAAAGGTTGCTGTTTCGTTTGGCACGCAGGAGATTGAAGAAAATTTTGGAGATAAGAGAATTTTTCAAGGGTTTAATTTGTATCTTGGCGGAGGTTATCCTGAAGCTGTTATGAGTAAGCATGAAATCATCGGCAATATCTATGAAAATCCTGAGTTGGTGGAGGTACTAAATGACTAACGAAAAACTAGGCGTGCTACTGGTCGGTGTGCCAGAGCTGATGTATTTTGACTATACTTACATAATGGACGTAGAGGAAGATGGCGAAATTAAATTTACTGTCAATGAAACGGACATTTTAGGGGAAGTGATAAAAGTGGCTTGGAAATGCACCCAAGAAGAAGCTAAAAAATACCCACAATTTCGGTGGGTAGCGTTGGAGGATTTGGAATGACCGTTAAAGAACTAATCAAAGAATTGCAGATGTACGACGAGGACAAAGAGGTTGTTTTAACGATAGCCAACGTTTATCCAATTTTGCATGAATTAGTAGATTTGGAAACTGGGTTGGTTCGTCTTTCGTCGGATTGTCAAATTGGCTTTGAGTTTAATCTTTTATCAGACAATCGTCTGGAAATCGAGGGGGTGTGGTAGATGACCACAGCAGATAAAATCAAATACATCCTACAAAAGACAGGATGGACGAGGGACCAATTTGCGACCGAAATGGGTGTGACGACTCCATCTGTCTACAAATGGCTAGACGGACGACCACCGAGACAGCGCATGTTGGATAAAATAGACGAGTTGTACGAGCAAGTCAAGCCTTACGAGCCTAGGGTGCTAGCTCCGAGAGGGAAAATTCGACTGGTGTACCCGTATTATAGCCATCAGCGACAGCCGTGGAAAAAATAAAAAAAGCCAGCACACTTGTACCGACTCTGTGAATAAAACTCTAAAACTATTATATCACAGAAAGGTATGAGCAGATGACTTTTTTTCCAGAAGTTGATTTCGAAAAAACGAAAGCTAATGCGAAACGAAAATTGAGAGAGTATCCAAGATGGCGACGGGTTGCGAACGATGTAGATGGCCAGAAAGTTACTGCAGTGTACACTTTCGAACCAAGACAAGCTAATGGCAATCCTAGCAGGCCCGTGGAACGCTTGGCAATCAATCGAGTAGACGCTGAGGCAGAGCTTGAAGCTATCGAGTATGCGATCAACAATCTACTCAATCCGACGCACAGACGCATTCTTTATGAGAAGTATCTTTACGCAGGCAAGCGGTATGATTTTGAAATCTACAACGACTTGTACTTATCAGAAGCTAGTTTCTATATCGAACTCAACGATGCACTGTTATCGTTTGCGGAACAATATAGAAGCGGAAGTTTGTTAGTTCAAAATTAGAGTTTTGACCAAGAAATCAAAAGTTTTTGTATAGATTATTCGTTTTTCGAGATGTTAAAATAGTATTGTCAAGATACCGAGAAGAGATAAACGTTAACATTTCAGTCATTGTCAATTGACTGCCAGTCTCCTTATACAATCGAACTCGGTATCTAATTTGTGAGGTTATGATAGAATCCCTTCGGGAGACGGTCCCGTAAAAAGAGGCATAAAGCCGTGGCTATCGGATGTTGCGTGCGACATCTATAGATGCTATCTGTGGGAACATGAACCGTGATTGGAAAACGGTAAGGGTAGCGCCCTGAGCAAGACCGTGTGACGTCCACGGCATAACGCTATGTGCAGGTTCGATTCCTGCTGTTCCCTTTTAAGAGTAAGTGAATCCTGTGGGGGCCTTGACTCGGAGGTCTGGTCAATCGCATATCGGACCAAGACCTAATATACATTAGTCACACAACGAAGTGTGGCTTTTTTATTTTTGATTGGAGGTGATGGTCATTGATAGACATCAACAAATTATTGACGAGCTAACTAGCGATGCAATCAAGCTGATGTCAGATTGGCCATCAGCAAGAGAAAAGCAGAAGCAGTTCGTCCTAGCTTTCGTAGCTAGTGGTTTTAAGAATGCTACGGAAGCAGCGCGACAGGCGGGATATTCAGATAAAACAGCTAAAGTAACATCTAGTCAGATCCTAACAAAACCTAACTTTTTTCACGTTCAAGAAGTTATCAAGATATTAAAGGGAAACTTTGATAAACGTAGTACAGAACTATCCATTGCATCCTTGGTCGAAATAAAACAATTCCACACAAGAGTATTACGAGGAGAAGAAACTGATTTTGAAGTCGTGCCCTCGGTTGATGGTACTACCAGCATCGAAGAAGTCCCTCCAAGAATACGAGAAAGACAAAAATCAGCAGATAGCTTGGTTAAAATGCTGTCCGACAGTGAGAACGTCAATCGAACAGAACTAGCCCTAGAAAAGCTATTTGACAAGTTGGAAGAGGAAATAAATGGGAATTGATAGGTTATACCACGATAAGCAACTCAGCATCTTAAAACGGGCCTTGCGTGAAGATTGGTACATGATGATAAACCATGGAGCTGTCCGTGCAGGGAAGACCCAGCTGGATAACGATTTGTTTCTCATGGAATTGCGTAGAGCGAAGAAAAACGCTAAGTCTTGTGGTGTCGACAATCCAATGTATATCCTTGGTGCTACCAGCGCTGGAACATTGCGGACTAACATCTTGCAAGAATTATCAGAAAAGTACGGAATAGATTTCAAGTTTGACAAGCATGGGAACTTCACGCTCTTTGGTGTGTATGTGGTCACGACCTTTACAGGTTCTGTAGCTGGTTTGCGTGCCATCCGTGGTATGACGGCATACGGAGCTTATATCAACGAAGCGACGCTAGCAAACAAGGAAGTCTTTGACGAAATCCGCAAGCGTTGTTCAGGTTTTGGCGCTCGTATCATTTGCGATACCAACCCAGACCACCCCAATCATTGGTTAAAAAAAGACTACATAGACAAAGCAGATGACAAGAGTATCATCGCTAATCATTTTACGATATTTGATAATACATTCTTGAACCAGCGGTATATCGAGAACCTTATCGCAACAACGCCGAGTGGTATGTTTACAGAACGTGGCATCTACGGTCGATGGGTCAGCGGTGAAGGGGCTGTCTATCGTGATTTCAAGGAAGATATGCTAATCTCTGGTGACGGTATTCCAATAGATGATATCACTAGCTACTATGCTGGTGTTGACTGGGGATATGAACACCATGGGTCTATTGTTGTTTGTGGACAGACGGCAGATGGTAGAGTCTACCTCTTGGAAGAATGCTCGGCGCAGTACCAGGAAATTGATTACTGGGTAGAGATTGCCAAAGACATCAAATTACGGTACGGGAATATCTATTTCTACGCCGACTCCGCTCGTCCTGAACACGTCGCCCGATTTGAACGAGAACATCTAAAATGCGTGAATGCTGATAAATCTGTTCTGAGTGGAATTGAACAAGTGGCTAAGCTGATGAAGCAAGGTCGCTTTTTTGTTTGTTCGGAAAAGGTTGAAAAATTCAAGGATGAAGTCTATCAGTATGTCTGGAATGAGAAAACAGGCGAGCCAGAAAAGAAGAATGATGATGTGCTAGATGCACTTCGTTATGCTATTTATTCGCACATGGCTAAACCAAAAGCCAAAGTCAAACGCAAATCGCTTTACGGCTTGTAGAGAGGAGCAAAATGGAAGAAACATTAGTCTATAGTCGCTCGTTGTATAATGAGCAGAATTTGGATAAAGATATCATTTACAAATTGATTCTGAAGCATGACCAGACCAGTAATAGGCTCAAAAAGTTAAAAGATTACTACTTGGGCAAGCATGCAATCGAAAATCACACACGCAGAAGCAATCTGCCAAATTTTAAGACGGTTGCTAATCATGCTAAGGATATTGCGGATACCGCTACAGGTTACTTTATGGGCAATGCTATCCGCTATCCTAAGACCGACGATATGGACATTGAAGACCTTCTGAAAGCCTTTGATAGTGCAGATGTTGATTCGACAGATTCAGACAATGCATTGAACATGGCAATCTACGGCAGGGCTTATGAGTACATCTATGTCAAAGAGGATGAAAATGAGCTGGTAACTCGCAGTCTAGAACCAGAGAACACTTTTATTGTTTATGATGATTCGATTGAACAGAAACCTTTGTTTGCGGTCTATTATTATCAAACGAAGGACGATGTGACGGAAGAGACGTATTATCGAGCTCAGGTATTGACAGAGAACCTGCAATATAGCATGTCTTTACGTGAGCAGAAGAAAGAGTCAGAAGAGGGTGTTCCGCATAATCTCGGAGTCCTGCCTATTATTGAATACCGAAACAATCGCTATATGGTTGGGGATTATGAGCAACAGATTAGCTTGATTGATGCGTATAATTCGCTGATGGGTAACCGTGTGAACGACAAAGAACAAGCTATCGAGTCCATCCTAGTATTATATGGTGCTGCACTTGCGGACACACCGGAAGAAGCAAAAGAAGCGATGGAGATACTGCGAGAAGAAGGCTTGTTGGAATTGCCGAAGGACGCAAGTGCTGAGTTCTTGAAGAATGTCTTGGATGAGGCTACGGTCGAAGTACTTCGTAAGGCGCTTAAAGAGGATATTTACACTTTTAGCCACGTCCCCAATCTCTCAGATGAGAATTTCGCAGGGAATACATCAGGGGTAGCTATGGAATTTAAGCTTTTGGGCCTTGAAATGATTACCAAGACCAAAGAGCGATACTATATCAAATCTTTACACAAACGCATACAGATTTTTGCGAATTATTACAACTGGTCTCAGATTTACGAAAATGCTAAGGCGATTATTCCGCAGTTTAGCCGTGGTTTGCCGAAGAATTTGTTGGAACTTTCCCAAATTATCAGCAATCTCAAAGACAAGGTCAGTTTGCGTCAGCTTATTTCGCTCTTGCCGTTTGTGGAAGACCCAGATGCAGAGATTGAGGCGCTTGAAAAAGAAAAAGCGGAGAAAGAACCTGCATTTAGCCAGAATTTGCCTTATGAAGAGAGTGCGACAGATGGACAATCAGAAGTATTGGGAGAAGCGGAAAGCTCAGCGAATGGTTCAAGAAATGAACAAGGCAGAGCAAGTCGCAAAGAACCTCGATGAAATATATTCGCTAACTAGCAGACGCATTGCTTCCAAAATTGACCAAATCTTTGAGAGTTACCGCAGGGACCACGGACTGACGGAAGATGAAGCAAGAAGAGTGTTAGATAATGTCAAGAATCTATCGGATATTCGGGAGTTAAAATTAGCTTTACAGAATACAACGGACAGTGAAGAAATTCGCCAGTTGCTTATCTTACTCGATTCGGCTCCCTACGCTTCCAGAATTGAGCGTTACGAGGCTTTGCAGAGGGAGGTGGATAATTTACCCACTCGATTGTATAAAGTCGAAAATGAGGCTTCTAGAGCATTCTATGACGAATTCATTCCAGATGCTTACTACCATTCGATTTTTGATTTGCAACAGCAGTCGGGCGTGGCTTTTGCATTTAACAGGATTGATCCAGAAGAAATCAGAGCTATTCAGAACCAACCTTGGTTGGGAGCGAATTATTCAGAGAGGATTTGGGGCAATACTCGAACCTTAGCAAATGAATTGCAAAAGCAATTAGCAGTCAGTCTGTTAACAGGTCAGTCAGCACATGAGACGGCAGAAGTCATTGAGGCTCAATTCGGAAAAGGCAGTTACAACTCACGCAGGCTGGTGCGGACAGAAGCCAGTCATTTCCACGCAGAGATGGAAGCTAAGGCGTATGAAGAAGCAGAAGTTGAGCGTTACAGGCTTGTGGCTGTACTGGACTTGCGAACATCAAGCATTTGTCGGGAACACGATGGAAAAGACTACTTGGTCAGCGAAAGAGTGAAAGGGAAGAACTACCCGCCTTTACATCCGTGGTGTAGGACAGTCACTATAGCGCTAGATGATGAATGGTTAGCTAAAGCGACCAGAAGCGCCAGAGACCCAGTGACAGGTAAGACTGTTCAAGTCCCTGCCAATATGACGTATAAAGACTGGTATGAGAAGTATGTCAAACCAAAATATAGTTAA